GGAAGAATCATTACAGGCTATTTGTATGTCTGATTCTTTGGTCATAGGGGGTAAGTTCTATTTTTAATGAGGTATGCACCCATAGTTTATAAAATTTACCCCCTATTTATACAAATAGAATTGGAGTTCATTTGTATATTCCGCTTATCGTAGGAGGAATATCATAAAAATATCAAAAAAAACACCAAATCACAATATTTTTTACCTTATGGGGGTTGACTATTGAATAAACCTAGCTTAGAATCTAGGTTATTAATACTAATAATAATAATAGATTGGAGTTCAAAATGACAGATTTGACAATAAAATTAGAAAGCAATCCAAAGCTTCCAGTTACTTGGAAGTCTAAGATAGAGTTTCATACTTACTCAGAAAAAACTCAGCATTTGAGCAACTATTATCAAGCTGTAGGGATGAAGTTATCCTACACTACCCTAGACTTTTATATCGAGTATGATGAGTTTCATAATAACCCTTGGACTTTATGGTGTTCGGCAGAAACCCACAGAGAATTGTGGGGTGAACTTATTGAGAACTGCAATCAAGAAATTTTAGATTATGGTAAGCCATTTGACAATTATCGGCAGATACAGGGGTGGCTTGTAAATCGTGCTTATATATTGGAAGAAGCTCATTACAAAGACCAAAATTGTTGAGGGGGTAAGATAATGAAACTTACACCAATCAGCATTGAAGACGTAACGGAAAATTTATACACCGACTACTGGATGGATTGTACTGATGATGGGGAAACCCCTCTTCAGAAAAGCGAATGGTTGAAGCTTGATGGAGTAAAGCAAAACATTACACACATTCATTCTTTATTCAGTAAAATAAGGGAGCAGAAATAATGTGTAAACAACAAGAAAATAAAAAGCCATATAGGATAGAAGACGAAGTTTGGTACACCGCAATGGATGATACCACCCCTTATTCTGGTGAAGTGGAAATCGACACTTCTAAGAAATCTAAAAAAGCTTATGGTATCGGTCATTGTTGGAAGTGCCACAATGGCAATGGCATCTTCTGGAAAAAAACTTGGAATGGTGCGTTTCCCGATACTTGTTGGTCTTGTAATGGAACTGGCAAGGGTAAGGTAAGGCTATACACCCTCAAGCAAGTTCAAGGGCAAATAAAGAGAGCAGAGAATAATCATATTCTTTATCTCAACAAGGTTGCACTAAGCAATGAAATCAATGCTCTTAAAAACATTGCTTACAACTATTCTGAAAAGGGTGTTGCACAAAGAGCAAAAAGATTATCTTGGAAAAAAGACAAGATACTTACCAAAAACAAGTCAGAGTTTGTCGGACAGGTAAAGGACAGGGGTACATTTGACCTTACCCTTACTTTCAGAAAAGGCTTTGATACAGACTTTGGTGTAAGCTTCTTGAACACTCTTAAAGATGCTCAAGGTAATGTCTTTACCTATTGGGGTAATTCTTTTCTTGATGTTGACGTAGATACCACCATCACAGTCAAGGCGACCATAAAAGACCACAGAGAATATCAAGGCACAAAACAAACAGTAATCAACAGACCTAAAATCATAGAAGGGGTAAGATAATGAAAATCAGATTACATAAAATAAGAAAAGCACTCACTTTTAGAAATTGGGATGACTCAGAGCGTGTTAAATTGGAAAATAAAAAAATAGTAAGCCTAATTCTTAGAGGGTTCACAGACGAGCAAATAATAAATCTAGGTAACGAAATTTTTATGTATTGGGATAATCGTAGATATTGGAAAGCTAAAAAAGAACAAGGCTTATCTACATTAGATTTTTACGTACCTTGGAGGGTTTAGAAATGAAAATAGCAATTAAACATACAGTAACCTTAGAGGGTCACGAATTAGAAGAATTTGAATGTTTGTATGACCTTGAAAAGAAAGAGGGGGAAACCTTTAGAGAATGGTATAAAAGTCGTTTCATAGCTGATGGCGAAGCTTGCTTAAATGAATCAAAAAACAATTTAATAAGTGGGGGTTTATGATGCTAGAACAACCAACAAAAATAGGCAACACAACGCTATACACAGCTAGGGTTCTCAATATGTCAGTGGCTAAATATTATGGCTTAGTCAAAGAATATTGCGAGATCGTTACCAAAGCTAGGGAAACCAACAAAGAGGATTTAGAGAAGAATGGGGTACAAGCAGAACTTACTTTGTACTTCTCAGTAAAAAAACATTTAGACCAGTTGGTGTTGCAAAAATTAATGAAAAATAAAATAGAAAAGTTTGGAGCAAGTAAAAGATGAAAAAGTTATTAGAAATTGTTTTTGATAGTGCATTTTTGATAATGCTTTTTGGACTTGGTTATTTCTTTTTAGTGGCTTTTACATAGACATAACCCAAAAAATAGAATAGGTTTTAAATTGAATTGGAGTTCACATGAAGAAATCAAAACTAATTTTCACTTTATTGTCAGCCGTTGTTATTGGTGGGTGTTCTACCATGCCAATTGTTGACTCTAGAGGGAAATCATCGGCAAATATCAAAGGCGATATGAACCGATTCCACGATGATTATTATACCTGCAAAAGCTTAGTACAAGACCAGACAAGTTACGTTTGGGATAAAAGCAAAGCAGTTTATAATGGTCTAAGGTGGAGAGTGCTATGGCTTTCACCTAAAGCAAATACCAGAAAGGATTTTGTTAATAGGTGTTTAGAGGGTCGTGGTTACAACGTAATTAATAAATAAGGAATAAGTAAATGATAATAGATAAAATATTTGATAATACAAAAGATGGAGTACCAAACTACTCTATAGATTTGATAGATGGCACTAGGCTTTATTACAGGGGAACAGTTATGAACCCCATGCCACAAAAGGGCGATGCGATAAACTATACAGTTATCAATACGAAAACGTCAGCTAATGGTAATCAGTACACGAATATAAAAGATGTTGAGATAGCATCAATGCCAGATAACGGACAGCCAGTGTATACGCCTACACAAGCACCACAACCGCAATATTCCCCTGCACAGACAATACAACCAGTTCCACAGTCTAATAATACCTTTACATCTAAACCGCCTTCAAATGGCTTTAATAAAGGGGACACACAGCGTCTAGATATATTTGTTACTGGTGTTGTTGGTAGGTCTATGGGGTCTGGTCATTTCTCAGTAAACGATATTGAGGAACTTACCAAAAATGCAGTAAGGGCATTTAATGAAAACCTTAAAGAACTATAAGAAGCTTTTCAGCGACTTTTGGGGGTATCACGAAAATGATATCCCCTTATGTTGGAATTGCCATAAAGAAGTGGCGGTCGATATTCATCACCTAATACCGAAAGGCATGGGTGGAGTCAAAAACAACAGGCTGAACCGCATAGACAATCTTTATGCGCTATGTCGCAAGTGTCATACGTTAGGACATTCTGACAAGGAACTTAACGAGCAGTGGAAAAAAGATTTATTAGAACGAATAGAGTGGAAAAAGGAAAACCCAGATGGTTGGTGAAAAATTATGTAAAGAGGTAGTAAGTATCGTTGAAACTCGCGGAAGAGATTATGGCGATATAAAAACAAATCACGAAGAAATTGCTAAAGGGTGGTCGGTTATCTTAGGAATAGAGGTAAAACCGCATCAAGTGGCTCTTTGCAACGACTGGCAAAAGACAGTTAGGCTAAAGGCTAACCCAAAGCATCATGATAGTTATAAGGACAAAATGGGGTATATGATTACCTATTCGGAGTGTATAAAATGAGCGATATTTATTCACTTCAATTTGACCCCCATAAAATTTCCCATCAACAGGAGGAATTAGGGATGATATTTGCGGATTTAGATACCGCTTGTGAACTAATGAAAAAAGAGGAAAAGATGATTATTGCGGAGTTAACGCTTCAGTTTTCCAGACAAAAAATGTATAAGAATATGAAAGAGTTAGATGGTTTGATATTTAACCACGACAAGTTTAGGGATTTTACTAACAGATTTAGTGAAACCTTGAAGAGAAGGAATAGAGCCAAAATTAGGTTTGAATCCTTCAAAGCCTTTCGGGATGACCTTAGAACAAAGGTGGTCAACGAGAGGGAAATGGCAAAACATAACTTATAGAAAGGAGTTACAATGTCAGAATCACAAAACAAACAAATCTTAGAGTACCTAGAAATAGGGAACAAAATAACCCCCTTAGAAGCTTTGAACAATTTTGGTTGTTTCAGACTTAGTTCAAGAATATTCGATCTAAGGCAAAAGGGTCATAATATCATCACTCACAAGAAAAAAGTCGATGGCAAAACCTTTGCTGAATACTCATTAGAAAAGGAGAATAGCAATGGTTGATTATGATAACTCAAAGAGGAAAGACCTTTTTTGAATTTGAAATGGAAAGAAAAATTGATAAGCAAAAAGAACAAGGTTTATCAATACATTCAAACGAAATAAAGGTAATGGATAACCTTTTAGATGCTCTCAATGAATATATAACAAGATTCGGTGAAGAAAGTAATGTGTATGCAGAATGTGTTCTTCTCTATGCTCAGATAAATAAAAATAAAAAGAAAACTAAAGAGTATATGGATTTGCTATGAGGGAGCATTTTGAAAAGTTTGATTTGTTGCCTTTATCTTTCTCACACTTGAACGAGTTCGCTTTTTATCGTGAACGATGGGCATTAAGGCGAATATTTGGGTATGAGTTCCCAACCAGTGCATCGGCTGTTAGAGGGCAATCTGTGGAGTCTGGTATCAATATGTTTCTCAATGGATTACCGCTAGAAGAAGCCACAGAAAAGATGGTGTCTGAGTATGATGCAAATTGTTCTAGGATAAATGACCCAAAGATTGAGGATGAACGAAATAACTTAGTGCCACTCTTAAATCTAGGTACTAAGGAGTTTCAGAAATACGCTTACTCATGGAATCTATTGACCTACCAGAAAAAGGTAGAAATAGAAATAGATGCTATACCTTTTGTGGGTTACACGGACTTTCATTTTGAGGATAAAAAGACCAAAGAGGATTTTTATATTGATTTGAAAACGTCTAAAAGCCTACCGCAAAGGGTTAGTATTTCCCATGCAATGCAACAGTCTATCTACCAGAAAGCGACAAATGCCAAGCAAATCTTGTGGTATCTGAAGAACCCTACGAAAACTAAAGATGCAGAATTTATTGCTATGTCATTAGATGTT